GTATAATAGATTCATGTGTCAAAAATTGTTTTTTACAAAAACTACACTAGTGAGACTTCGGTCTTGCGACAACTAAACTAAAGCTAAAACAAAAGCATACATTATAGGAGAAAACATATGGCAAGTCTAGCTGACATACGTGCCCGTCTCGCGGCACAAGAAAATAAACCTACAGGGAATTATCCCCAATCTGACGGAGCGATTTATCCTCATTGGAAAATGGACGAAGGTGCATTAGCATCATTGCGTTTCTTACCCGATGCTGATACTGGTAACTCATTCTTTTGGATTGAACGACAAGTCATCAAATTACCATTCAATGGTATTAAAGGTGAAGTAAATTCAAAACAAGTGACTGTTCAAGTTCCTTGTGTTGAAATGTTCGGAGAAAATTGTCCTGTACTAGCAGAAGTTCGTCCTTGGTACAAAGACGAAACTCTAAAAGAAATGGCTAACAAATACTGGAAGAAGAGAAGTTATCTCTTTCAAGGCTTTGTTCGTCAAAACCCAATTGGGGAAGACAATACTCCTGCGAATCCTATTCGTAGATTTGTTATTTCACCTCAAATCTTTCAAACGATCAAGTCTTCATTGATGGATCCTGAGATGGAAGAGTTGCCAACTGATTACATGCGTGGTCTTGATTTCAACATTAAGAAAACGACTAAAGGTCAGTATGCTGATTACTCAACATCATCATGGTCTCGTAAAGAAACTGCATTGACTGAAGTAGAACAAGCGGCTGTTGAAGCACATGGTCTATTCAATCTAGCAGACTTCTTACCTAAGAAGCCAAGTGAGTCAGAACTCAGAGTCATTAAAGAAATGTTCGAGGCATCAGTAGATGGTCGTCCATATGACACTGACAAGTTCGGTGCTTACTATCGTCCATATGGTGTTGATGCACCTGCAGGAACTCCAGCACCGGCCCCAGCGCCAGCGGCTGAAGTAGCAACTCCAGCAGAAACATCTACTCCGTCGGAACCAGTAGTTGAAACTGCACCAGCAGTAGAAACTCCTTCTGAAGCAAACCCATCTAGCGATAAAGCAAACGACATTCTAGCAATGATTCGTGCAAGGCAAAATAATAGTTAGATGATTATGGGAGAGTGAAATACCTCTCCCTTTTTTGTAGGAGAAAAATATGACACTACCAGACGAAAGATTTAGAGCCCTTAAACAAGGGAAGAAATTATTAGAAGAACTTTGCGATCCAGGCAAAACTCCGCGTGTACCAAGTCTTATCAGAGATAGGGCGAGGGCGGCACTGAGACATTACCCTGCTGATTATGATTTAGATGATATGGCAGAGGCCTGCCCAGAAATCTTGCAAAAGCCTTCTAACTCTAGTAGAATTAACAACAAACAATCTAATCAATAGGAGTAAACGTGGCAAAACCATTTGACGTTTCCAAATTTAGGAAAGACATAACCAAATCTATCGATGGCTTATCAATAGGTTTCAACGATCCAACTGATTGGATCTCAACAGGTTCTTATGCATTGAACTATCTTATCTCAGGTGACTTCCATCAAGGTGTTCCTTTAGGTAAGGTAACAGTCTTTGCAGGTGAATCAGGCGCAGGTAAATCATACTTTGCCGCAGGCAACATTGTAAAGTCAGCACAAGATCAAGGCATCTTTGTAGTCTTAATTGACACAGAGAACGCACTTGATGAAGCATGGCTACAAGCATTACAAGTTGACACTTCAGAAGAAAAACTTCTTAAGTTAAGCATGAGTATGATTGACGATGTAGCAAAAACTATATCAACCTTTATGAAAGATTACAAAGCAATGGCAGACGAAGAACGTCCTAAAGTGTTATTTGTAATTGACTCATTAGGTATGATGTTGACACCAACTGATGTTGATCAATTCGACAAAGGTGATATGAAAGGTGACATGGGTCGTAAGCCCAAGGCACTGACATCATTAGTCAGAAACTCTGTTAACATGTTCGGAAGTTATAACGTTGGACTTGTTGCAACTAATCATACATATGCATCACAAGATATGTTTGACCCAGATGATAAAATATCAGGTGGTCAAGGCTTTATCTATGCATCTAGTATTGTTGTTGCTATGAAGAAGATGAAACTAAAAGAAGATGCAGACGGCAACAAAGTTTCTGATGTTAAAGGTATTCGTGCAGGCTGTAAAGTAATGAAGACTCGTTATGCAAAACCTTTCGAGGGTGTGCAAGTGAAGATTCCTTATGAGACAGGTATGAATCCTTATTCAGGTCTTGTTGACTTGTTTGAGAAATCAGGCTTGTTAACTAAGCAAGGCAATCGATTGAAGTACATCACTCAATCAGGTGAAGAAGTTCTCAAGTTTAGAAAGCCTTGGGAAGCAAACGAAGATGGTTGTTTAGATAGACTCATGTCCGAATACTCTGAAGTTAAAGATGCGTTAGATGTTGTAAATAACGAAGATGCATTGGAAAACGAAGAGGTAAACGTAGAATGAATCTAAATGACTTATCAAGTGTTTGGGTATTAATTAAACCCAGTATTGAAGATGGTGACCCTAGGGAAGCCGCCGATCTATTAGTAAATCATTTGATCGATGATGGTATGACTGCAACAGAAATCAAAAAAGCATTTGGCAAAGATGAAGAAATTATCGAAGCCTTATCGTACTTTTCTGATGAAGATGTAAATGACCTTGACGATCCTGATGATGCTGAAGAAGAGGATCACTGGGATTAATATGACTGTAATGAAGCCAATGGCGTCTGACTATACTGATTTAAAGAAGTATATTAAATCTATGCAAGAATACTATTCATCAAGGGGAAAGTCACCTTATAAAGTGGCACCTCATGTGTATAAAGAAGCAGGGATTTATTCTATACAAGACTTACTGGAACATAGGATTAATAATCCTTGGAGTAGAGTTGATCTATGAATTGGTACACTCGCATTAGCCATGACTTATCAGTAATACCTGATTTTATTGCTCATTATGAAACTGAGTTGATAGCATCTAAGGTAGATGTTAGAGTGCAAGGATTAGTTGAAAGACAAATTACAGCACTGCCCGGAGTAACTGAACATCGTTTCAATCAATTACAAGAGATTGAAGCGGTGCTCAACCTTCTTAACATCAAACTGCGTAAGATACGAAGAGGTCACTTTCAGAAGTACTTAGAGAAGTATCAACGAGCATTGACCTCACGTGATGCTGAGAAGTATGTAGATGGTGAAGATGAAGTCATAGACTTTGAGTATTTGATCAATGAAGTAGCCCTGCTTAGAAACAAGTATCTGGGCATTATGAAAGGATTAGATGCAAAACAGTGGCAAATGGGACATGTTGTACGTCTCAGAACTGCTGGAATGGAAGATATTACAGTAGATTAG